CACTTTATCTTGGCATCGTTTGATCCATTAGTGGACAACACCTATTCAGAAACTTATGACAATAAACACATTAGTAATTCTGCCAATTCTATTATTGATTTCTCAGAAACAAATCCTTTTGGTACCATATAATGTCGAATACATCATACAATAGAATCATTCGAAAACTAGTAATAGGATTTGGTAATCTATTTAAAGATATTACTTTGGTTCGTTACAATCCAAATTTATCAGAACAACAAAGAATGTTGGTGCCTATTGTCTATGCCACCAAAGAGATGTATGTTAGGCGTTTAGAAGATGATCCAAACTTGGATAAAAAAGTTCAAACAACTTTACCAAGAATGTCATTTGAGATGTCTAATATGACTTACGATGCCACTCGTAAACAAAATACAAATATTAAAACATTTGCTAAAACAACTAGTGGTGTTGTATCTCAATACAATCCTGTTCCATATAATTTTGATTTTAATTTATATGTCTATGTAAGAAACATTGAAGATGGTACACAAATTATCGAACACATACTTCCGTATTTTGCACCAGATTATACTATTAAATTAAATCTTATTCCTGAAATGGGTATTGTAAAAGAAATACCTATTGTTTTAAATAGTGCTACACATGAAATAGAATATGAGGGTGATGGTAGAACTGTAGAAACTAGAATGGTTATTTGGACATTAAACTTTACAGTTAAAGGATTTGTATTTGGTAAAGTATCTGATGTTGGTGGTTTAATCAGAACTTCTATTACAAATATTTTAAATAACATTACTACAAATGATGTTGTTGAATTTAATATGAAAAATCATGGTGAAAATTCTTATGAACAACATTATAAAAAAGATGAATTGGTATATCAAGGATACTCTCATGCCAATGCCACAGCAACGGCCAAGGTTCTTTCATGGGAAAAAGGCGTATTAAAATTAACCAACATTGATGGTAATTTTGTATCAGATTCTCCAATTATTGGTTATGTAAGTAATGCCAATTATGTATTTGATTCGTACAATGTATTACCACAAACACAGGCTCAGATTGTTATTGTTACTAATCCAACTGATGCTAACGTAAACACTTCTTATACATATACCACCACTACAACAGAAATACCAAATATTGATAATGTAGTTATTTCAGCAAGCACTTTAGCTGTTGATTTAAATACAAACGTATTTGGTATAGACGATTTGCATATCGAATTAGAAAACCAAATAGATTTAGGATCTTAAAATGCCAAGAACATTACAATTTAAAAGATTTGCCAACACAGTAGTTGCTAATACTACTGGAGCTAATGGTGAATTTATTATCGATTCAACAAACCACACAATAACAATCCATGATGGTGTAACCCGTGGCGGTTATGAAATGGCTTCAAAATATTATGTTGATACCAATGGTGGTAGTACTGGTGATTGGACTTGGCCATATGAAAATAGCGGATATACACGAGCATATCTTGGTGGATCACAAGGTTCTTGGATAGATGGTCAAACGCCGGGCGGATTAATAATTTATAATGATTCCACCGTAACACTAAACAGTAATACCGCATATTGGGCATTTGCATCAGATGGTAGTTTAACATTACCAGAAAATGGTACTATTTTATATACTGCAAATAACTCCAGTGATTGGGCCGGAACTCCTCCTACTACTATAGAAGAAGCAATTGATAGATTAGCAAACGCTGTTTTTCAAATAAATAGTACCGGATCTTAATTCTAAATTAAAACACTATGAATAACTTTGATAAAAAAATGGAAGAAATATTTGATGTAGTACCTGTGCCTGAGGAAAAGAAAGAAAAACTTCCTACGGTTTCTGCCAAATACAATGAACCGGAATTAAAACAGGATTTGACTGATGCGTATCAACAGTCAAAAGAAAACCTACAAGGTATTATTGACCAAGGCAAAGAAGCCATGGAAGAGATATTACAAGTTGCCAAAGCAGGTCAACACCCAAGAGCATTTGAAGTATATGGTGGTATACTTAAAAACATGGTAGATGCCAATAAGGAACTACTAAACATTCAAAAACAAATGCGTGAAATGGATGGTGTTAAAAGAGAAACAACTAACACCAATATTGACAAAGCCATTTTTGTTGGTTCAACTTCCGAATTAAGTAAACTACTGAAAAATAATGGCTCTCAAAAAGAATAAAGAATCGTACAGGGACAATCCTCTTTTAAAACGAGTAGGTGTTCAGGTTAACTTTACGGAAGAACAGGTACAAGAATATATTAAATGTTCTAAAGACCCTATCTACTTCACCAAATACATTAAAATTATTACCCTTGATGAAGGCGTAACAGAATTTAAGATGTATGACTTCCAAGAGGACATGATTAAAACGTTCCACCAAAATCGTTTTACAATCATGAAATGTCCTCGACAAGTTGGTAAAACCACCACAACCGTGGCCTATCTTCTCTGGACCATACTGTTTCAAGATTCACAGACCGTTGCTGTTCTTGCTAACCGTGGTGAAACTGCTCGAGGTATTTTAGGTAAACTACAGTTGGCCTATGAGAATCTGCCTATGTGGTTACAACAAGGCGTTGTAGAGTGGAACAAAGGTCGTGTAGAATTGGAAAATGGTTCTGTAATCATTGCATCCTCCACATCAGGTTCAGCGGCTCGTTCAGGTTCTTTTAACATTGTATTCTTAGACGAGTTTGCTTTCGTACCGGCAAACATTGCCACAGACTTTATTACTTCCGTATATCCAGTTATTACTGCTGGTACCAAAACAAAAATTATTATTGTTTCTACCCCTAACGGTATGAATCTGTTCTATAAAATTTGGACAGATGCCGTCAATAAGAAAAACAACTATACACCATTTGAAGTTCATTGGTCTATGGTACCAGGTCGTGATGAGGCTTGGAAAGAAGAAACAATTCGTAACACATCTGAACACCAGTTCCGTCAAGAGTTTGAAACAGAGTTCTTAGGTTCAAATAATACTCTTATTTCTGGCCAAAAGTTACAGGCAATGGTTTACAAAGACCCTGTGGCCGAACATGATATGATGAAAATCTATGAGTATCCAATTAAAGGTGATGATTATGGTAAAAAAGACCACCTGTATGCCATTACCGTGGATGTATCAGAAGGTCGTAACTTAGACTGTTCAGCATTTACTGTATTTGATATATCGACCACACCATATCGACAAGTGGCCACCTATAAGAGTTCGTCAATTTCACCAATTTTATTTCCAACCGTCATATACAATGCTGCAAGATTATATAATGAAGCCTATATTTTGGTTGAAATTAATAACAATCCACAGGTGGCCGATATTATCCACCAAGATTTGGAGTATGAGAATCTATGGAAAGTGTTTACGGGTAATAAGAAACCCCAACAACTTCATAGTGGATTTGGTCGTGGTGTACAGATGGGTGTCAAGATGTCTACAGCGGTCAAACGAGTTGGTTGTTCTAACTTAAAGACCTTGATTGAAGGTGACAAATTACAAGTTGTAGATTTTGATACCATTTCTGAACTAACCACCTTTGTGGCCAACAAGACATCTTTTGCGGCTGAAGCTGAAGCCAATGATGATATGGCCATGACTTTAGTTCTTTTTGCATGGGCTGCCACACAGAAATACTTTAAAGAAATCGTCAACCATGACATTAGAAAACAGATTCAGTTAGAAAATATGAATCAATTAGATGATGAAACACTACCAGCCCCAATCATAGAAACTGGTTTAGAAAGGCCAGGACTAGAGGTTGTGGGTGGTGATGTGTGGGAAGTAGCAGACGGAGGCAATGTTTATGAATCTTTTATTAGAGAATCTTTTAAAAATCTCTAAATACCGCCTTACATAAATATCTGTATGGTATCATAACTGCCAAATAACATCATATTCAAGGAGATAACAAATGGCATTTCAAATCTCTCCAGGCGTAAACGTTTCTGAAGTCGACTTAACAACAGTCGTTCCTTCAGTACTCACTACGGCCGGTGCTTTTGCTGGAGGTTTCCAATGGGGACCAGCAAATATAGTAAAAACTATCGATAGCGAAATTACTTTAGCAAAAGTATTTGGCAAGCCTGATAGTAACACATATACATCATTCTTCACAGCAGCCAGCTTTCTGGCTTATGGTAATAATTTAAAGATTGTTCGTGCGGTTGGTGATAGCGGATACAATGCTATTGCAAACACTACTGCTACAAGCATCCAAATTTTAAACGAAAATATCTACGAAGAGTCCTATTTACATAACACAACTAACGCTAATACTGCTGGTGCTTTTGCCGCTAAGTATGCTGGTGCTCTAGGTAATTCAATAACTGTTTCTGTTATTGATGCTGGTGCCACTTTTGATACTTGGACAGTTAATAGTGTTGGTGTTTCTTCTTACTTTACTGGCGCTCCAGGTACTTCTGTACAAGCTGCGGCTGCTGGTGCGGCTAATGATGAGATTCACATTGTTGTTATGGACTCACAAGGTCTATTTACTGGTACAAAAAATACCGTATTGGAAACATTCTCATACCTTTCAAAAGGTTCAGATTCAACAGACTCTTTAGGCAATTCAAATTTCTATAAGAATGTACTGTTTAAGCAATCAAAGTATGTTTACGCTATGGATCCAGTAAGTTATAGTACAACTTCTAGTACATGGGGTAAAACATTAAGCAATACCAATTATGTAACAGTTGGAACACCACAAACTATTGCATTAACCAAAGGTACTGATAGTCAACCAGCCACTAGCAATCTTGAATCCGCTTATAGTTTATTCAGGAATTCTGAAGAGTTGGACGTTTCATTGGTAATTTCTGGTAATGCTGCTGTGGCCGTACAACAGTACATCATTGACAATGTTGCTGAATACAGAAAAGATTGTGTGGCATTTATTTCTCCACCTTCCGCTACTGTTATTAACAACGCTGGCGATGAAGCTGCTGATATTGTTGCTTGGTATAACACACTTTCTCGTTCATCTTCATATACTGTTTCTGATTCTGGTTGGAAGTATATGTTTGACAAGTACAATAATACCTATCGTTGGATTCCATTAAACGGTGATATTGCTGGTCTTTGTGTTAATACAGACAATGTTCGTGATCCATGGTTCTCACCTGCTGGTTTAAACCGTGGTAACTTAAAGAATGTTGTTAAGTTGGCATACAATCCGACCAAAACAGATAGAGATACACTCTACGCAAAAGGTGTTAATCCAGTAGTTGCAATGGCTGGTACAGGCGTAGTGTTGTATGGTGATAAGACTTTACAATCCAAACCATCTGCCTTTGATCGTATCAATGTTCGTAGGTTGTTTATTGTATTGGAAAAAGCAATTGCTTCAGCTGCTAAGTATTCCATGTTCGAATTCAATGATGAATTTACACGGGCTCAGTTTGTTGCTTTGGTTACACCGTTCCTAAGAGATGTACAAGGTCGCCGTGGTATCTATGACTTCCGTGTTGTTTGTGATTCTACAAATAATACTGGTGAAGTGATTGATACAAACCGATTTGTTGGTGATATCTACATCAAACCTGCTCGTTCTATCAACTTTATCCAGTTGAATTTTGTGGCAGTAAGAACTGGTGTTGATTTTACTGAAGTCGTTGGGAAGTTCTAATAAATAATACAACGATATAGGAGATACAAATGGCATTTAATGTAGCGGAATTTAGGTCTAATATGATTGGTGACGGTGCCCGTCCCAATCTATTTCAAGTAACCTTAACATTTCCAACAGTCGCAGCAAACGGTGTGGCAGCTTCACAAAAGACATCGTTCATGGCTAAAACGGCACAGTTACCTGGTTCAACTGTTAATTCATTCCCAATTTATTACTTTGGTCGTGAATTGAAGTTTGCTGGTAACCGTTCATTTGCCGATTGGACATTGCAAATTATCAATGATGAAGATTTTGTAATCAGAGATTCTATGGAATCATGGATGAATGCAATCAACAGTCATGCAAGTAACGTCAGAAATGGTAATGCTGTTAACCCACTAGGTTATACCGTTGACGCAACCGTTACTCAATACGGTAAAGCAGGCGAAGCCCTCAAATCTTATAAGTTTGTTGGTCTGTTCCCTGTAGATTTGGCACCAATTGATTTAGATTGGAGTTCAAATGACAGTATTGAAGAATACGGTGTAACCTTTGCCTACCAATGGTGGGAAGCTGTTACAACAAGTTAATTTATTTTATTTTACGGAGAGGACTACGGTTCTCTCCATTATGTTTTTTTTGAATTGGATATAACACAATATGGCAGCTAATAAATTCTCTCTTTTTGGTTTTACAATTGCACGGAATAAGGATGAAGAAATCCAGGATGTGCAACAATCTTTTACGCCTCCTGCTAATGAGGACGGCGCACTCACCATTACCTCTGCTGCCTACTATGGCACATATGTGGATCTCGATGGTACAGCCAAAAATGAAGTAGAACTCATTTCTCGTTATCGTGAAATGGCTATGCAACCAGAAATTGAATCGGCAATTGATGATATTATCAACGAAGCCATTTGTCAAGATGATGACGGACAAAGTATTAAGATTATTTTGGATGATCTGAAACAACCAGAAAAAATCAAAACTGCTATTAAAGATGAATTTAATACCGTTTTAAGGTTGTTTAATTACAAGAACATGGGACAAGATATCTTCCGTAGATACTATGTGGATGGTCGTTTATATTACCACATTATTGTTGACAGAGAAAACCCAGCACAAGGTGTCAAAGAACTCCGTTATATTGACCCACGAAAACTGCGTAAAGTTCGTGAGATTAAGAAGCAAAAGGATGAACGGACTGGTGCTGAAATCATGAAGGTGATCAACGAGTATTACCTGTTCAACGATAAAGTCACCACGGGCGGTTCCAACAACTTTGGACCAGTCGGAGTTCGTATTACTGTGGACTCTATTGTATCTGTGGTTTCTGGTCTAATGGACTCTAGGCGTGCCGTGGTATTATCATACCTCCACAAAGCAATTAAACCACTTAATCAATTAAGGATGATAGAAGATGCTACTGTTATCTATCGTATTAGCCGTGCCCCTGAGCGCCGTATTTTTTACATTGATGTGGGTAACTTACCAAAACTGAAGGCAGAACAGTATCTCCGTGATATTATGGTCAAATACAAGAACAAGCTTGTATACGATTCTGTTACAGGTGAGGTCCGTGATGACCGTAAACACCTTTCAATGTTAGAAGATTTCTGGTTACCTCGCCGTGAAGGTGGTAAAGGTACTGAAATTACCACATTACCTGGTGGTCAAAACTTAGGTGAATTAGAAGATGTCAAATACTTTGAAAAGAAACTATACAAGGCACTCTGTGTACCTGTGTCCAGATTGAATCCAGAGACCTCAGGTTTCTCTTTAGGTCGTTCAAATGAGATTACCCGTGACGAACTAAAGTTTGCCAAATTTGTAGACCGTTTACGCAGTAAGTTTTCTGAGTTGTTTGACCAAGCAATGCGTGTACAATGTGTATTAAAAGGTATCTGTACCAATGAAGAATGGAGTGAATTCAAAGAATACATTCATTACGACTTCATCAAAGACAATAACTTCTCTGAACTCAAAGAAGCCGAACTGATGACCAACCGTTTACAGTTGT